TGGTTTCATCGCAAGATGCAAGAGTTATGTTTTGGTATTAAATGGAGAAAGGTAAAGTAATGTATAACGTGAGTGTGAGACGGAATATGGAAATTGATCTTGAAGCTGCTGGCAATCTTGTTGCTCAGATTCTCAAGGAAGACTTTGAATTTGTTTGTCAGGAGCTTCATGAGTTGAAGCACAAGATGGGCAATATGAAGGACTTTGAGATTGAAGACTTCAAGCGTAATGCTGAGGTTCATGATGCTATGAAGATTCTTCTTGGCTACTACATGACCAAGGGAGAATATGACGAATTCATGGAACTTCAGAGGGTATATGGCAATGTTGAGTAAGATTGAACTGAAAGAGAGCCTTTCAAAGTGTGTTGCTAAGGTCGTTTTCAATAAGAGTGATGGTACAGTCCGAATGATGAACTGCACTCTAATGGCTGATTATCTGCCTATGGCCATAAGTGAGGAAAAGGTTGCTCATGTTCCTAGAAAGCAGAATGATGAAGTTCTTGCTGTTTGGGATCTCGACAACAAGGGTTGGCGGTCTTTCAATGTCAATTCAGTGATCGAAGTTCAATATATAGGAGTAGATAGAGCATAATGGCACATCCACATAAAAATCGCCCGCGAAAGGGCCGCCGTAAGATCGGCTCAAAGAAGCGAAAGTCGCGCAACAGGAGAAAGTAATATGGCTAAGAGCAGGGCTGAACGCCGTCATCATCATGATAGGATGCTGAACAAGGTCAAAAAGTTTTTTTGGTATAAGAATTGGTTCTCAGGTGAAGAACACAAGGAACAGCATCAAAAGAGAATGGCCGAAACGCGAAAGCCCTGCTCTTGCTATGCGTGTGGTAATCCTCGCAAACATTGGAAACAAAAGACTATGCAAGAAAAGAGATTTGATGAATATGAGATTGAATAATGTCAGCCGATAATGGAATTTATATTCTACAGACCGAAGGTCCAGAATTTCGTGTAGGATATCATCAGGCTATTGACAACATTTATGGAAACTTTTCCGACGAATCATTTCAGTGGCAAGGTGACCCTGAAATGATTTCGAGTTATTTCCATGCAGATAAGATGTTTTCCACTCTGGAAGAGGCCCTTGACTATGCCGAAGAACTCAGCTATACTTATGACTATCTTGAAGACGGCATCTGTGTGATTACGAACTTCAAAGATTGGAATTTTAACTCGCTATAGGAACATTATGGCAAAGAAGCAAAAGGCAATTCGCGGTAAGTTTGCGGATGAGAAATATCTTGGCGCTGAACCCGACCTTCGCGGTGACGTTACAGATGCTCAGGTCATTCAGGCCTACAACTGGTATAACTATTTCTATGATTCGGATCAGGCTAAGGACTGGATCATTGAATACTTGAAGGAATTTCACAAGACAGAAAAGGAACTAATCAAGAATGCCAATCGAATTAATCCTCATTCTTGCCGCACTAGCGGTTGGAATTGCCGTATACTACTTTTGGGCGGGAATCTCCCAAGCAAAATCGAACAGCGAAACCTCGAACGTATCCGCGCCCTTGCCGCTGGATCCAGCGCCAGTGTCGCCAGCACCGAAGAAGAAGTCAGCACCAAGAAAGAAGAAGTCTCAAAGCAAGTAATCTCTATTCAGGAACGAGTAACCAATCGGGCTAATGACCTGATTGCCGACCTTGAAGTCCATCTGGACAACTATTATCGTGATGGTACTCAGTTCAAGGCGTCCGATTGGCTCTCTCAACATGATGTGAAGCCTGCTATTGCACAGCGCATTGCAGACTATTACAAGCCTCTCTATTCTGAACTCTTTGATGCTCTCTCTGGTAAAGTGCCTGAGTTGCGTGAAGCATATTCTCGTTACTCAAAGCCGAAGTTGAAGGCTTATGTAGAGTTTGTGAAGTCTATCGTGTCTGCGGCCGAGACCCGTGCTGTGGTCGTCAAGGCTGCACGAAAGCCGCGCAAGAAGAAGGAAAAGCCTGCTTCTGTGGTCGTTGCTAAACTCAAGTTCAAAGAAAAGGATGATACCTACAATGTCGTGTCTGTCGATCCGAAGCAAATCGTTGGAGCTAATCAGCTTTGGGTGTTCAATTCCAAATATCGAACTCTGGCTGTTTACAATGCTATGGGCCCTGCTGGGCTTAACGTCAAGGGTAGCACAGTAATTGGCTTTGATGAAAAGACATCTATTGTCAAGAAGCTTCGCAAGCCTGATGTTCAGATCAAGAAACTCATAGACGGCGGTAAGATTGTTCTTCGAAAGTTCATGGATGAAATCAAGTGTAAGTCCAAAGAAGCCACTGGCCGCATAAATAACGAGACAGTGCTTGTAAGGATTATCAAATGACCAATGTATTCAAGTTTCCAGAACACAAAATTATAAGAGAGATTCCTCCACAGATTGAAGAATTGGAAAAGGCCAAAGAAAAAGGCCGTCAAAATTATGCAGATGATATCATTGATGATCTGATTGAGGGTATAATGAACACTCTAGATAACTATGGCGTTGACAACGAAGGCAAAAACTTTGAAAAAGATTTCTCGTTTGCAATAGAAGCTCTTCGCGGAGCCATCTACAGATCACTAACGATTAATCATCATCTACACGACTTTATTGATAGTAATGTAACAGTGATCAAAAAAGGTGAAACTGGCGATATGACGTTTGATATTGATGATGCTTCAGAAGACATTATCATCAATGACGTTACAGAAAGCGACTCAGAAGTTGACACCGAAAAATAAATACTATATACTGATGTAGTAACAGAAAGAGTATATAATGGCTATCTTGATAGACCTTAATCAGGTTCTAATCTCTAACTTAATGCAGCAGATCAATTCGAATCCAAAAGAGAAGCTGGACGAAAGTCTTATTCGTCATATGGTTCTCAACAGTCTGCGTTCCTACATTAGGCAATTCAAATCGAAGTACGGCGAAATCATCATTGCTTGTGATTCTAAGAAGTATTGGCGTAGAGATGTATTTGCATTCTACAAGTCCAATCGTAAGAAAGATCGTGAGAAGTCCGATTTTGACTGGCACCTCATTTTTGAAACCCTGAACAAGATCAGGGATGAACTCAAAGAAAATTTCCCATACAAGGTGATTGACGTTGAAGGCGCTGAAGCCGATGACATTATTGGCGTATTGGCGCCTCGTTTGGCATCTAGTGGTGAAGTACTAATTCTGTCCTCTGATAAGGACTTTGTGCAGCTTCAGAAGTATGATAATGTCATTCAGTATAGTCCAATCCTAAAGAAGTTTGTGGAGGTGGATAACCCTGCCCAGTATGTCAAAGAGCATATCCTCAAGGGCGACCGTGGTGACGGCATTCCTAACTTTCTTTCGCCTGATAATACATTTGCACTTGGTGAAAGACAGAAGACAATAAATAAGAAGAAGCTTGAAGAATGGATCAACAAGTCTCCAGAAGAGTTCTGTATCACTGAGGTGATGCTTCGTGGATACAAGCGCAACCAAATGCTGGTCGATCTTGACTTCATTCCTGAAACCATCCAGTCTGCTATTGTATCATCATATGAGACTACAAAGGCTGGTAACAAGCAGAAGATGTTGAACTACTTCATTGACAAGAAACTTAGAAACCTAATTGAATGTTTGGATGAATTTTAATGAACCAGAATATGTACGAGATTTTTAGAGACTTTGAACGAGCACCAGATAGAGCGGCTAAGATAGCTGTCTTACATAAGAACAATAGGCCTGCTCTTCTAGATTTATTACAGGGTGCATTACATCCTGATGTAAAATTTACCGTTAAGTCTAAGCCATCATACCGTCGATCAGATGCACCGCCTGGCCTAGGCTACTCTTCAATTGATGTTGAAATGCGTCGAGCATATCTATTCGTTGAGGGCAGCACAAAGGCGCCGCCGAACCTAACAGATGTTAGGCGTCAAGAAATTCTAATTCAGATTCTAGAAGCTCTTGAATCGGCTGAAGCTGATGTGTTCATGAATATGATACTCAAAGACCTAAAGGTTAAAGGCCTGACTTACAAGTTGGTGCAAGAAGCTTTTCCTGGATTATTGCCTTAATATTGATTGATCTATACTATGTCATTTTTTCTCGGGAACAAAAATGGCAAGGAAGTCAAAATTAGCAAAGCTATTAGAAACGCATGACCCACATGAATATGAAACAACGATTGAGGATTGCCAGAAATGGTTCAACATCCTCAATCGTGAACTCTTTGACAATGCTCTTCCTAAAATTAATGACATTGATATACGCTGGCGCCGAGGCGCTTATGCGTGGTACGATTATGACCAGACTGATCCCAAAACTGGCACATCCAGATTGCTCATGAACAAGCGATACAAATCCAAACAATTCTTTGTTGAAATCCTAGCACATGAAATGGTGCATCACTATCAATATATCTATAACGAAGAAGTTGGTCACGGCTCCTCGTTTCTAAAATGGCGTGACACATTTAACAAGAAAGGCCTAAATCTCGCAAAGGTTTATTGACATGAAGTATAAAAAGAATCATTATGGTACTCAAGAGAATGTTGATGATGAAGAATATGTGGACATGAGAAGCGGCACTAAGCGCCGACCAATTCGAAATTGGACAAAAGTTTATGTGGAACATTTAGATGAAGCGGATGAGATAGACGACTTTTACGGTAACAGCCGAAGTTACAAATAACGTAGCGTAAGCAGGTATGTTCCATGAGCATACCTGCTATGCGTTTATAAACATTGAAGTTTTAGCTTGTGATCACTATCTCCTAGTCAAGAGACAACAACAGGAGAATACCTAATGGCTATCGCTTGGTCTACCCAGCACAACGGCTTTAACGACACCACCCACAACTGGGAGGGTGCTGTACTCAAGGTTGAACATGACCGCTCTTATCGGATCATGTCCGATGTATGGGGGTCTGCGGACTTCGCCCTCGTTTGGGACGCTCAGGAAAAGCGGGCCAAGCTGGTGCTGGTCAACGTATACGATATGAACGGACCCGACTGGAAACCCGTCCAGATCACGGTGGACGCGACCGATGAGGTCAAGAAGGCCTATCATGACTGGAAGGTCGAGAATGCTTTCCAAACCCTTGTAGGCAATGCTGAATCCGAGGCGAGAGCAATCCAGAAGGGTTGTATCGCTAAGGTTGTCAAGGGCAAGAACGGCAAGGGCACTATCGGTCCGGTTGTAGTTCAGATGCTTGCAACCTACGGTATGGGTTATCGCTCTTCTCAGGAATACAAGGTGGCTATCGCCACCTCTGACGTTAAGGTCAAGAAGGCCTTACGTTCTGGTAAGGTTGCTGAGGTCTATCAGGACGTGGTGTGGGTCTGGCAACGTAACTGCCAGCGGGTCGATATCGCGCCCGTCAACAAGGACGCTCTCCTGGAGCAGGCCCGCGAGATGATAGCTAGGGCTGCCTAACGGAAGATGCCGCGCGCCTGGCCCTCTCCAGGCGCTTCTTTAAAATTCTCAATAAAATCAATGAGTTGGACTATG